CAAACTCTCCATCAAGATAAGAATACTCAGGAGAATTAAAATTTATCTGTGCCCCAGTCTGTAATATATTTGAATCTATTTCATTTAATCTTGACATTACTAACTTCCCCCATAATCATTGTCTAATTCTGACGTGTATGGTTCACTTACTGTAACTGTTTGAACTTCTTCTTCTGGAGTTCCATAAGGAGCTTGACTTTCTAATACTATAATTTTACCATCATCTATAGACTTAATATAATCCAATGTTACTTTTTTTATTGGATTATCTAAATACCTACTATTGTAAAAGTCTTCTTTATTTATAAATCTTCTTTTTTTATTATCTTCTATTAACCAAATACGCATTGTATTGTTAACTTCAATAGTTACTATGTCACCATTTTTAATTTCTTTACTACTAACTTCAATACCAAGTCTTTCCAACTCAGCGTTTAACTGTTCTTCTTCTTCGGTTAATTCACCACTAGGTAATAGAACAGGTATTTCGGATTCTGTTTCTATATTTAACTCAGTAAAAGTTCTGTTTACAGTATTATTTAAAAGTTCTGACTTTGTGTATTTTTTTAATTTTTTATCTTGAAGAGTTAAGTTTGAATTTCTAATACCATCATAATATTTTTCTTGTTGTTCGTTACTTTGTGAATCCATATTAGGATTAAACAAAGCGTTCTCATATAAAGCACCACCATCTTCAAAATTAGCATTTTCTAATCCCTCTGTTGATACTATATCTTCAAATGATTGTAAAACACTATTATTGTCTCTAAAGTTATTTGGAATAGATTCTTTTATTCCATTAATATGTACAGTTCTTAAATCAGAAACTAATGCTTTATAAAAATCTAATTTGTTTCTTTCTTCTATTGAATATGGCATTATAGCGATACCTTAAATGTAAATCCCTCATCGTAAAATTGATTAATCTCTTCATCAGTTCCACTACCACTTTGTATTCTATACTCAAGTTTGTAATATCTTTCTGGTTGATATCCATCTAACCAAACATTAAAGTAATTACCAGATGAATCACAACTTATTTGAGAACCACTACCATAAGGTACAATAACTTCATCTGTTTCTGCATCAAGAATAGAATAGAATGATGAACTTGGTAAAGTTTTTATTGTTAGATTTGATGGTGTGGTTGAAAATGTTTTTTCAGGAAATCTTTCTCGACCAACAACTCTAAACTTTACTTTTGATTTTTGATTATACTCAGGTCTTAATCCTTTCATATAAAGAACACTATCTTCTAAATTTGCTGAAGTTAGTGCAGATAATGACCCCGCGTTCCATTTAGAATCATCCCAAACAACTTCTAATGTTGGTGGATATTTTGTATTAGTATCGGATGAGAAAAATGAAAAGTTACCTAATCTTTGTACATTGTTTTCGTCTGAAAAGGTATCACTATTTCCAATATTACCTCTTCGTTTAATCATAAATCCCTCATTGTCAATTGATTGACTTAACCAACTTTTAACAATATGAGTCACGTCCATTCTAACGTCTTCACTATCTATATTAAATGATTGTGATGCTTCATATGGTACTCCACCACCACCAAGTGAACCACTACCATTTTCAAATAGTGCACTAGAAAAACCTGTTGAACCATAAGCTGTTGTTGTTGATTCATTTGCAGCTGTACCACCTTCTAAAGCTTCAGTATTCGAGGGGGTAACCGAGGACGACACACTACCAAAAGTAAATAATACTGAAGAAGACGCCGCTGATAAGTTTGCGTCTGAACCACTATTGCTACCAGATAGTATTAAAACAACTCTATCAAGGTCTGTAGCATCTGTATGTACATTTGTATCACTACCAGTAATACTTGCTGAAATTGGTAATCCGTGTAACGAACCACTATTGTTAATAGCATCTCTTAAATTTTCAAGAGAACTTCCTGTAGTAGAACCTGATAATACAAATATTTCTGTTGAACTATTATCAAAAATCCCAGAAGTTGAACCACTTACAAATACAAAATCAACACTACCAATAGTAATTTCTTCTTCATTGTAATCTCCTTCGTTAATATTAAAAGTTCCACTAGCAAAAGTTCCAGCTGATGTATATTCAGTTGTAAATCCAGCAGTTGAACCTGTAACAACTGTTATATCTGTAAGTCCCGCTGTTGTAATAGATGACGCTGTCATATGTAGTCTAGTTGTACCAGTCGCTCCTAAAGACCCACTAGTACTACTCATTGAAGCAGTAATACCAATATTAGCGTTATTTATTTCACTAGCTAAATTATCAGTAAATTCAGCTGTAGTGGAACCAGTTAAGAAATAGAAATCTGGTGAAGAATCTATAGGTATAGAAACTGTACCATCATCAGCTCTAGAAGCTGTAACTATAAAATTATATTGAGTACCAGCTACCGTAAGTCTAAACTCATCATTAGAACCAGTACCAAATGAGTTACCTGTAGAACCTGATGTGAAAATAAGTGAACCACTTGGGTTATTTTGATACCAAGTACCACCTGACGCAGTTATCTCTGGTGTCCATAAAGTACCGTCATTTATACCTTTTGTAAAATTCCAACTACATCCTTCTTTTGTTATAGGGTTATCATAACTTCGGCCTTCACCCATCACCCAAGATTGACTTACAGGGTAAGCAAATAAACTTTGTGATGCAGCTAGAGATGTTGGATTGGCGTCATATAGATTTAAAAAATATTTTGCAGCTTTACTACCTGAATCTGGTATTAATCTTGAAACTATTGATTCTGATATATAAGTTAAATCAAATTTAATTAAAACACGTGAAGCTTCTCTAAACGCCCCTGTATCACTAACGTCTTTTCTTATTTCAAGTATTTCATCTAAACCTGAATTTAAACTTGAACTATTTTCATATAAAGTAGCATCTTTATCTGCAAATGTAAAATAATGCATTTATTTACTCCGTTATCCCTAAGTTATCACCCACGACTTTACCTTTAATATCTGAGTTGGGAAATTTAATTTCAAATATACTTGGGTCGAGTGCTGGATATAAAACACCGTCAATTAAACCACTACTTATATCGTAGAAGTTACCAGAATAACCTTCTTCTAATTTATGCTTATTTTCAATTACAATTGTTTGGGGTGGTGTAGTATTATTTTCAGCCGGTGGAACAATTGAAGCTACACCATCAACTAAAGATATTTGATATGCTATATCTGAAGCTACAATTGGTTGACCAATCTGCATTCTATCAATATCAAAGAAATCTTGAACCGCACTTACACATCTAAGTAGAACTTCGTTTTTGTTAAACCCAGTTTTTGTCAATATAGCAAAATTAACAGCTATATTAATAACATACGCGTCTTTTATATTAATAGCATCAGTAACTAATCTAAATTGAGATAAATAAGTTTTTAAATTTTCTTTACTTGTTTGATTCATTTTTGTTAATTTTTTAGTTGAATCAAATCCAAGTGTATACATATTCATAGCTAATGGATTTAAAAACCTACCAGCTTGAAATGACCCTAGTGTTCTACCAGCTTCAACATCAGCTTGTGTAACTTTTCTTGCTAAATCTATTGAATCAGCATCTCTATTTAACTGGTCATCTTGTACTAAGTGAACTTTAGCTATATTACCATATTTTGCAGGAAGTGCATATGCTCTAACAATATAATCTTCCTTAGTTACAGTTCGTTGTTGAGCTTGATAATACGCTAACGCACTCTCACGAACTTCTCGAACTGTTTGACCAGATGAACCACCAGTAGCTGGGTTAACATTTGTAAACTCTACAGAATCTTTAGATTCTTGAACTGAAGAAGCGTTAAGTAAGGTATCTTGTATTTGATAACTAATACTAGATATATTAGTTACATCACCAGAATTTACATTATCTTCTATACCACCACCGTGTGAATATTTAATTGTAAGTGTTGTGTTTGATGGAGCTACTCCAAAAGCTTTTGTTTTTAAAAAATTACTTGGGTCAAACGCGGTGGTTAATTTAGATGGACTACCTGGTAAATTAGAACCAACCATATCTGGATTAGGAACAATTTCCTCATCTGGATTATCTGATATTCCAGCACCAAATCTAATAGTTGTTTGGTCATTTTCATTAATAAATGATGTAAATCTACGAGATACTTTTTTTAATTTTAATATATATGGAACTGTCTCTCTATCTTCAACTAAATCTGGTGAATTTAATGTATTAATTTCCATATCTTCAAAAACTGTATCTCTAGCTAAAGAATCTACTTCATACCAAGTATTATTATCACTATCAATACAAGAAATTATTTCTATTACATCTTCATTAGCTAGTTTAATTTGTGAATATTTAGCAGCTGTTCCAAAACTAAATGTTTCTGTTACTATAGTACCACTTTCAGCTTTTACTTTTTTCTTCATTAAAAATTTAGTTACAACACCACTATTACTTTCTAATATAGTTGTTTCACGTGGGTCAAATGAACTTGAAAATTTAAAGTTTACATCTTCTAAAGTTCTAAATGTTGTACCAGTACTTCCAGCTGTTATTTGAGCTCCAGCTTCAACATTAAGTGCATATCTAAGGTCTGGATTACCATTTAAAGCTGGTACTGACTGAAATACATCTAACGAGACTGAAGATGGTGAAGTTGTTTTTGGTTTATATCCAAATGATTGAGCTATACTATAAATATTTCTTTTCTCTTCAGCGTAAGCTAAAAGTGATTCTCTAAAAGATGAATCTATATAATATGAAAGTACATCACCAACATATGCCGCCATTTCAATAAACATCATACCTGGAGAAGCTTCGTTGAAATCGTTATATGTATTTGGAAAATATATTTTAGCAAACTCGACTAAATTGTCTCTAAAATCACTAAAATCTTTGTTAATATAATTAACTGATTTTACCATATTCTTTTTTACTGATGTACGTGCCATTTAATTACTCCTAATATGCAGTAGCCGTGTACGAAGCGTCTACTGTTATTGATTCTAAGGTGTCTGGATTTAAGGTAGTCGAATACTTTACTTGTACAAAAACTTTAGTTTCATCACCCTCTTCATTAAGAGTATTAACCTCTTGTACATTAATATAAGGTAACCAATTTGAAACACTTCTTCTAACTTCCTCTTCTATCCTAGATGGTAATTCATCATCTATCTGTTCAAAACAAAGTTCTCTTATTCTACTACCAAATTCAGGTTGTCCTACTCTTTCACCAGGATAAGTTAGAAATAAATTTCTTAAATTATGTTGAGCCTGTTCTAATGAAGTCTTTGTTAACTTAAAGTCATTATTGTTATCTCTTCTCAATGGAAAAGATAAACCAATAAAGGTATCAGGATTTAAATCTTTTTCTAAAGCTGACATTTATTTTTTACCTTTCTTTTTCTCTATAGCCTTCATTAAACCAGAATAGTCTCTTGTTAAAGCGTTTGTTAAAGATTCTGGTACTTGTTCTGATGTAACACCCATTTTTTGCATAGTATCTACAGCTACCATATCCCGTTTAACCTCTTCGGGTTTACCATATCCTAATAATTCAGTCATACTATTTGTATCAAAAGTTTTACCACCTAATGTTGGATATTCTTCAGTAGGTTGTTTTTTTGAAAGTGCAACAGTTTCATTTAAAACTTTATTTAAAGCTTCGTTTTTTGTATAATTTGTCTGTGGTACTGTACTCGGTTGTTCAATTTCAGATACTATATTTTGTAATTTAGGGGAAGTTTCTTCCTTTATAAATATCTTTTTAACTTCTTTTTGTACCTCTCTACGGACTACTTCTCGTATTATTTTTACAAGGTCTTTTTTGGTCATAATAACTCCTATTGTTTTATGATGCTAGTATTTCTTTATTTAAAAATTTTTGTTTTGTTACTGTCTCTGTTACTCTTTTAAGTTTAGGTGGTAGTTTTAAAGCTGCTTTTGCAATATTAACTGGACTTCCAGATAAAGCTCCTAGTATATCACTCATAAGAGTTAATATATCCGATTGAAATCTAAGTAAGACATCTCCTCTAACTGTTGGTTTCATCGGTAACTTTGGATTTCCCATTTTAATTGTTTGACCTGACTCTGAATTAATGTTTACAGTCTTCCCACTAATAAATATATTGTCAGATTTTATTATGATATTTTTCCCCTCAATCTTCTTCCCTTCAAAGGATTTTCCACGTAATCCATCTGAAGTTAAGTAAATTGAACTATCGTCTGTATCAATGTTCTCAGTAGTGAAATCACCTTCACCCGTATCTATATTTGTTCGTATTTTAATTGAGGGTACATTATGGTGACTATCAAAATGTATTGACTGGCCAGTCCTGCCTTCAAACAAGACACAACCTTCACCTATCTCAAGTGGTTTAACATTTGTTCTTTCAAATTTTTCACCGTATTTAGTATTCTTTACATAACCACCACTAGCACCAGGTATAGAATTTTCATTAACAGAACCTTTACGATTTATAATACTTGTATAAAAATGTTGTCCATTATATTCTATAACAACTACGTGTTCACCAATAACAGGAACCGCTACTATATTAGGCATTAATGGTTTAACTATATCTACTTCTTGATTAGGATTATTTATAAAAGTTCCTCTAACACTACCACGATTTAAAGGTTGGTTTAATATTACTTCTGTAACCTCAAACGCTTCTGATTCGTGATAATTATATTGTGAAGCTGTAATTAATTTTTTTATATACGAACTTATTTCAGATGGTCTAGATAAACGTGGTAATGGTATAGATGTAGAAGTATCTACAGTTTTTTTCTCTTTCCAAGACATTTAATTTACCTTTGTTACTGATTCTATTTTATTGTGGATATTGTCTGATTCTTGTTGTAAGTCTTTTATAGTATCTTCCATACCAGAAAGGAGTTGTGTTTTTTCTTCTTCTGATAAACCATATTCATCCTCTGAACCAGCTTTACCTTCCGCAGAAATTAATCGTTGAACAACTGACGCCATCTTAACGAGTTGGTCATCATTCTTTACATTAATCTCTAAGTACTCTTTTATCATCGGCACCATCTGTACAGCGGAATCACCGTCTTTAATGAATTGAACAAGTTCACGTGTTAAAACGTCAAGTTGTTTTCTATTATGTTGTGTGTTGTCGTAAATGTCTTTAAATAATGATGATAGTGATTTACCATCAAAGATTTCATAATCTATAGCCATAGTTTACCTAAATGTTTTTATCTAATAATAAATATACAATAACCAAAAAACTTTCGTATATAAATATATATTGAGATTTATTATTTCTTAACAATATAGTTATTATTGAGGGTTACTCGGTTCTTAAATTTACTGAGTAATCCTTTTTTTTCTAACAAACGGGAGAAAACCAAATGAAGGAAATCGTAACAACATTCAGAGGATGGATTGATGACTTAGGTCATTTAATGTTATCCTTTGTAGCCATCGGAGCTGTGTCTGAAGTAATATTCGGAACTGGCATCTTTGGTGTTAATGTTATAGGTAACCTCACATCCATCATTAATGGGTTCGGCGAGTCGGGTT